ATTTCATAAATGGGCTAGTAAACAAGATCCAGTTATTCAAAGTTGGTTGTATGAAAATACATCTAATGCACAGTTAGCTGGAAGAGCTATTGACCTTTATAAAATGGACAATGGTACTAGTAAATTGAGTAAAAAGCAAGAAACATCTGTTAAAAAAGAAGCAGCTAAAGCTGTGACTAAAACTACTAAAGCTACAGAATCAGATATTCCTACAAAGAAAATCTGGTCTAATTCCGAAATAGCTAAGATGAACCCAAGAACGTTTGCAAAGTACGAAGCTGAAATCGATGAAGCTACAAGAGAAGGTAGAATTCAACCTTAAACTAACAACTATAAACAATAGGCAAACATTATGGCAACAATGGGAAAAGCGTCTGGATACCAGAATTTACCTACGGGTAATTGGGCTCCAGCAATTTATAGTCAGAAGGTTCAAAAGTTTTTCAGAAGAGCATCAGTTGTAGAAGATATTACAAATACTGATTACGCTGGAGAAATTGAAAATTTTGGCGACACAGTAAACATAATCAAAGAGCCTTCAATTACAGTGAATGACTACGCTAGAGGTCAAACAGTAAACACAGAAACACTTGCAGACGATCAAATTCAATTGACTGTCGACCAAGGTTCGTACTTTGCGTTTAAAGTAGATGACATCGAAGAAAGACAATCACATGTAAACTTTGAAGCTCTTGCAACTTCTTCAGGTGCTTACGCACTTAAAAAGAACTATGACTTTAACGTACTAAAAGCAATCTATGATGGAGCATCTACAAATGCTTCAGCTACAGGTACTGACGGTTCACCAATTGATGGTGATGCGGCAGCAGATACTTTAGTAGACGTTATGTCAGCAGCTAAAACAGTTCTTGACGGTTCAGATGTACCAGAAGAAAACAGATGGTTCGTAGCTCCACCAGCTTTCTATCAACAAATTAGAAAAGCAGGTGCGAAAATTATGGATCAATCTGTAATGAACGATGGTTCAGCTTCAGCTATGAGAAATGGTATGATTACAGACAGACCTTTATTTGGTTTTAGAATGTATTCTACTAATGCAATAGCTGTATCAAGCGGATCAGCAGCAAATAAAACTTTTGGATCAGCAGGTTCTAATGAATATGCTTTCCTTTATGGTCATCAGTCAGCGGTAGCTACTGCAAACCATATTGCGAAAACAGAACTTATCAGAGACCCTGATTCATTTTCAGACATAGTTAGAGGATTGCACGTTTTTGGAAGAAAAGTTCTAAGAACAGAAGCAGTTTACTCTGGCGTAATAACAATCGGTTAATTAAATTAGAAGGAGATAAAGAACTATGGCAACTTATAATGTAACAGGTGCTGGTGGAACTACTGGACATCCGTCTAATGGTAGAACACCGTACATGGTAGAAAACACAATCGACATCGCACAATTAAATGGCGATGCTGGTTCAGCAACAAATGATGTGCTTCAAGCTATTGATATTCCAGCTGAAACTATCGTTATGGAAGCAGGTATTGAGATACTTACTCAATTATCAAACTCAGTAACAGTAGACTTAGGAATAACTGGTGGTGACGTTGACATCTATGTTGATGGTGATGCAAAAGAAGTAGGATACTCAGCAGCAACAGCTACAGCAAGACATGTAGCAGCATCAGCTGATACTCTAGACTTACTTATGTTATCAGCAGCTTCGTCTGCAGGTAAAATAAGAGTTTACGCAATTATGTGTGACGTTTCAGGAATAGATGAAAGTGATCACAATACTGCAGCAGCTCACGATACAGACGTATCATAATAAATAGTAATTTAAGGGGGGTAGTAATATCCCCCTTACTAAAACCCTTTCATAACTATAGGAGAAATAATGGCTACATATGATTTAAGAAATAAAACAAATGCAAGTACAGGTCAAAGAATAGTTCTTTCTCAAGATCAAGTAAGACTTAATAGATTAGAAAGTGGTTGGAAAAGATTAGAGAATTTAGAAATTAAAGTTGAAGATCAATCTAATAAATTAGATCAGATAACTTTACTACTCAATGAAATATCAAAGAAGACATCAACTTCTTGAAATAATTTCTGAGTATAAATCTGATAAATCTGCCTTAACAAAACAGATTGATGATTTGAAAAGGCAATTAGATGAAGCAGAGTCTCGTATTAAAAGATTATTAATTAGATGCGAACAGTTTGCAGAAGATAACAATACAGAAAATAACAACAAAGAATCTTAATAAATATGGCTACAACATACTTAACACTAAGCAACAATGTTTTACAAGAATTAAATGAAGTTGCATTAACAAGTTCTAATTTTAGTTCTAGCAGAGGTATACAAACCTCTGTTAAAAACTTTGTTAATAAGTCTATTCATGATATTTATAATGAAGCAGGAGAAATACCTGCTCTTCATACTAGTACAACAAAAAATACTGTATTAGGTACTCAAGAATATGCTTTAGAATCAGATATGCGTAAAGTTGATTGGGATTCTTTTTTTCTAAAGCCAGTTGAATTAATTACAAATGGTGAGTTTACTTCTAATATAACTAGTTGGACTACAATAGCTGGTGCAGGAAGTGCAGCATATACAGCAACTGGTAATGGTAGACTAAGATTAAATGATTATGCTGCCTATCAAGCTATATCAACTACAGTTAATAAGATATATAAATTACAATTAAAATTTTATGATACTGAAAGTATTGGTCAAGCTTTAAAAATTCAAGTTGGTACAGCTGCAGAAGGAACTCAAAATTTAAATACTACAGCAACAGTTAGTAATTTTGGTGCAGGTAAAGTTTTTGAAACAACTTTTACAGCTACAGCACAAACAACTTTTATAACTTTAAACAATACAGTAACTTCAACTAATTTAGATATTGATTATGTTAGAATTTCTAGAGATAATGTAGCACCTAGAAAGTTACATTATATAACATATGATGATTGGTTACAAAGATTTAAAACAATGGATGTAGATAATGGAGATGGGTCATATGCATTACCTATATATGTCTATAGAAAACCTAATTATTCTAGTTATGGACTAAGTCCTATACCAGATGCAGATGACTATTCAATTGAATATGATTACTATCAAACACATACAGAGTTATCAGCACATGGTGATACTATGTCTTTACCAGATAGATTTAGACCTTTAATTGTTGATAGATCAAAATATTATACATACATGTTAAGATCAGATCCTCAGCATGCTACATTAGCAGATAGAGATTTTCAAAGAAAATTAAAATTACTAAGAGTTGACTACACATCTAGACAAGAGTATATGAGAGATTCAAGAATAGGTGTAGGATCTTCTGGTACAATGACAAACTAATAGGGATACTATGGCATTAAAAGATAATGAAGGTAAAAAATACACAAACGAACATCCAAAATTTTCAATAGAAACAAATAAAGCAGAAGTTGGTAATGTAAAAGAAGCAACATATAGACCAGGAGTTAATTACAGAGATCTTGAAAAACTTCCAGGATCTTCAATTAAAGATAAATTAGAAAAAAAGTTAGGTATTAAAGTAATGCCTAATATTACTTTAGACGAAGCTATTAAATTATTAAATAAAAAAAATAGGTAATGCCAAATACTTCTGATATCCAACCATTTAATGCTACTTGTGGCGGTGGGCTTGTTTTAAACAAAGATGTTTATGATATGCAACCAGGTGAAGCATTACAATTAATAAATTTTGAACCTTCAACAGAAGGTGGATATAGAAGATTAAATGGTACTACAAAGTATAATTCAACAATTGTACCTCAAGTATCATTAGCTAACGAAAGAGTACAAATGTCTGCAATATTTAATGATAAAATAATTGTAGCTAGAGGTGGTACTGTATCATATGGTGGCACAAGTGGGTCATGGACATCTCTTGCAACTAGCCAGGGTGCAACACATACATATGATTTTGATAAATTTAATTTTAATGGAACAAGTAAAATTATAATAGCAACAGGAGAAGCAGCAGCATTTACAGTAGACTCAAGTTTTAATGTAGATGTAATAAATGCAACAGGAGGTGGCACTGCTCCAACTAATCCTAAATTTGTTAAAACATTTGCTAACCATGTATTTTATGGTGGAATGTCCAATGCAACACATAGTATAATTTTTTCAGGATCTTTTACTGAAGATGATTTTGATACAGGTGCAGGAGAAATAAAAGTTGGTGATATTGTTACTGGGTTAAAAGTATTTAGAAATGAATTATTTATTTTTTGTCAAAGAAAAATTTA